GGGATCGCCGACGCCATCAATTCCAGCGCCGACGGCGGGGCGGAAGCTCTGCAGGGATACGTGGATAAGTATCAGGAACTCCAGGACGCCCAGGCCCAGGCGGCGGACACCATCGCCTCCGGGGCGGATGCGGTGCAGGCGGCCATGGACGGGGTGCGGTCGGCTATGGAGGCGGGAGCCTCCGAGCTGAATTTTGCAGACCAGTTTACCGCATCGGCTCAGGAGAGCATCGACGCCTTTACCCAGACGCTGGGCTCAGCGGATGTCTCTGCCGCCATGGCGGGGCTGCAGGGGCAGGTGGCCGCCGGGATCGCCTCCCTGGACGTGTCCGGCGAGGCGGCGGCGGCAGGGGGCGCCATGGGGACCCAGATCACGACGGGCCTGACTCAGGGCATCACCCAGGGTGGAGGCGAGGCAGCGGCGGCCATGGGCCAGGCGGGGGCACAGATCGCGGCCCAGGGCCAGCAGGCCACCGCAGCCATGCAGGAGACCATGACCACAGGAGCCACCACCGCCATGCAGTCCGCTGCCGAAGCCACGACCACGGGCGGCCAGGCTGTCGCTACGGCTGCGGGCGCTGCGGCCACCAACGCTGGGACCAACTTCAGCAGCAGTATGTCTCCTTCTGTTTTCGCGGGCGCAGCGTCCCGCGCCATGCAGGCGGCGGTCAGCGCCATTCAAGCAAAGCAGGGCGCTCTGGTCGCCGCAGCAAGAGCGGCGGGCCAGGCGGCGGCTGCGGCTTTTTCCGCTGCGGCATCCGCAGTCAAGACAGACGGCTTCGCCTCCGGCACCCGGTCCGCGCCCCAGGGTCTTGCCTGGGTGGGCGAGAAAGGGCCGGAGCTGGTGTACTTCCACGGCGGGGAGACCATCATCCCCGGCTCCGCCACCGTGTCCGCCCTCCACGGGGCGGCAATGCTGGTGGGTACCCACGGGCCGGAGCTCATGTATATGCAGGGTGGGGAGACCGTCCTGACCGCCACGGAGACGGCATCCGTCCTCCGGGGACGGGAGCATGAGATCCGGGCCTATGCCGACGGGACCCGAAACGCCAGAGAAGGCCTGGCCCTTGTGGGCGAGGAGGGCCCGGAGATCGTCACCATCCTGCCCCAGGCCATGAAGATGATGGCGGCATGGCAGAAGGACAGCGCAAGGTCCAGGCCGGACCGCTTCCAGGCGGAGCGGATGGGCCGGATCATCGACAGCGTCCGGAACTATGACGCCGGAGGGCAGGAGGGAGGACAAGGAACCGGCGCACCTGTCCAGTTTGTCATCAACATCTATGGCAGCCCACCGCCTGAGACAGTGGACCGGCTGGAGGAGTTCATCTACAGCGACCGCTTCTCCGCCCGGGTCAACGACGTGGTGGCGCAGGCGCAGCGGGACAGAGCGAGGAGGGCTTACCGATGAAGACCTATACGACCGTCCAGGGGGATATGTGGGACAGCATCGCCTACGCCGTCATGGGCTCCGTGCTCCACACGGACCGGCTCATGTGGGCAAACCAGGCGTATCTGGACTACTACATCTTCCCCGCCGGTGTGGAGCTGGTCATCCCGGAGGTCCCCGTAAACTGGGATGACGCGGCCCTGCCGCCCTGGAAGCAGGTGGCGGGATGAGCAAACAGTATATCGGCCGGAGGACGGCGGTCCAGGTCACCTTCGCCGGGACGGATATCACCGACGACATCCGGCCCTACCTCATCAGCCTGACCTATACGGACAGCGAGGAGGACGAGACCGACGACCTGCAGATCAAGCTCCAGGACCGGGACGGGCTCTGGGGCTGCCAGTGGCTCACGGACATGATCGACGCCGCAGCGGCTCCGGCCAACAAGACGGCGGGGAACGCCTCCGGCTCCGGCCAGACCGGGGCCGGCGGGAACTACGTCGTGACGGCCCAGGCCCTGCGGATCCGGCAGGGCCCCGGAATGAAGTATCCCACCCTGGGATATCTGAAGAACGGCGATACGGTCCAGGTGTCGGAGATCAACGGCGCCTGGGCCACCGCCTCCTATAACGGCCAGACGGTCTATCTGGGGGCCAAGTACCTGACCCGCTCCGCCAACCAGCCAGAGACGGCAGAGACGGAGTACTACACCGTGGGGGAGGACGAGCCGAAGGGCGGAACAGCCGCCGCCGGGGAGCCCTACACCGTGACGGCGGCCAAGGGCCTGCGGGTCCGGGCGGGCCCCGGCACCAACTACGACAAGCTGGACGCCTACCCCAAGGGGACGGTGGTGCAGGTCCTGAGCATCAGCGGAAGCTGGGCAAAGATCGACTACAACGGCCGGGAGGCCTGGATGAACACCGCCTATCTGAAGGCCGGAGGCGAGGCGGCAAGCGCGGCGTCCTCCGGGACGGACAGCGAGAAGGCCGCGGAGCTGGCGGAGGAGCGGCGGAAGGCCGCGGAGAACACGGACCTGAAGATCCAGGCCGTCATCGTGCGGCAGAACTGGAACGCAGACGGGAAGGACGACTATCTGGACTGCGGAGCCTTCGAGCTGGACGACATCGACGTGTCCGGCCCGCCGGCCACGGTGACCATCAAGGGCACCTCCCTCCCCTACCGGGCGAAGATCCGGCAGACCCTCAACAGCCAGGCCTGGGAGGCCTATCCCCTGTCCAAGATCGTGCGGGAGATGGCGGAGCGGAACGGGCTGAGCTGGCTGTACCTGTCCGGGACAGACCCCTTCTATGAAAGAGTGGAGCAGTACCGGCAGAGCGACATCCGCTTCCTGCAGAAGCTCTGCCACGACGCCGGGATCAGCCTGAAGGTGACCAACGACATGCTGGTGCTCTTCGACCAGGCGGAGTATGAGGCAAAGGACCCCGTCCTGACCATCCGGCGGGCCACGGAGCTGAAGCCAGGAGAGCCGAAATACCTCAGCTACAAGCTGTCCGTGGAGACGGCGGACACCCAGTATCAGTCCTGCCGGGTCAGCTACACGGACCCGGCCACGGGGAAGGTCATCGAGGGCCTCGCCTACGTGGACGACTACAAGGAAGACGACAAGGACAACCAGCAGCTGGAGATCACCGCCAGGGTCAGCAGCCCGGGAGAGGCCGAGGCCCTGGCGAAAAAGCGGCTGCGGATGCACAACAAGTACGCCAAGACCTGCAGCTTCACCATGCCCTTCGACCCCAGCCTTGCGGCGGGACTGACCTTCCAGCTGGAGGGCTGGGGGGCTTGGGATGTGAAATACATCATCTCCGAGGCGAAGCACACCTTGGGGGGCTCCGGGTCCACCACGCAGATCGACGGCCGGGCCGTGCTGGAAGGAGTCTGATGCAATGGAACATGATCTGACAATTCTGACCAACCTGGTGCGGGTGGGCGTCGTGACGGACCGGGACGCGAACCGGCGCCGGTGCCGGGTGAAGTACCCGGACGCGGGGATCACCTCCGGGTGGCTGCGGGTCCTGGTGACCCAGGCCTCCGGGTGGCTGCCCCAGATCAACGACATGGTGCTGGTCCTGTACCTCCCCGCAGATAACGGGGACGGCTTCGTACTGGGAGGGATCGTCTGATGGCTGTGATCGGCGCATACGGAGGGGTGCCCTTCGTGGTGGCCTCCGACGCGGTAAGGACCATCGAGGACGCGGAATGGTCCGGCAAGGCCAGATGGGGCGTCCACGACCGGCACATCGGCCACGCCCTGACGGAGTTTACCGGGCTGGAGCCGGACGGCTTCTCCTTTGAGATGCAGCTGTCCGCCTACCTGGGCATCAACCCCATGCAGAGCATCGTGCTCCTGTGGAAATACCTGCGGGAGGGGATCCCCCAGCCGCTGGTCCTGGGAGAGAAGGCCTACGGAAAATATATGTGGAGCCTGACCGACATGAAGATCCGGCTCCAGAACTACGACAACAACGGAAACCTGATCCGGGCCACGGTAAGCGTGACCCTGCAGGAATACCTGAACGTCTGACAGGAGGGACGGTTATGAGCTATACGGTATCGCCCCTGGACCTGACGGCGATCACGCTGAACGAGACGGACACGGTGCGGAGCGTGCTGCAGAACGTGGCCATCATCCTGTGCACCGGGCAGCGGACCGCGCCTCTGGGCCGGGAGCTGGGCCTGCCCATGGACCTGGTGGACAGGCCCATCCCCGCGGCAAAGCCCCTGCTCGTCGCCTCCATCCGGGAGGCGGTGGAGCGGTACGAGCCCCGGGCAGAGGTGACGGCCGTGTCCTTTGCGGAGGACCCGTCCCGGCCGGGGCGGCTGGTGCCTACAGTGGAGGTGACGATCAATGGCGCGGAATCCTGACTATCAGTTTGTCTCCATGGACACATCGGAGCTCATGGCGGAGATGGTGACGGCCTACGAGCGGCTGACGGGGGTCACGGTGCGCCCGGCAAGCCCGGAGCGGCTGTTCATCCAGTGGGTGGCCGGTGTCGTGCTCCAGGAGCGGGCCCTGACCAACCGGACGGGGAACCAGAACATCCCCAGCCGGGCCACGGGGGAAAACCTGGACGCCCTGGGACAGATGCTCTACAACGGCGTGGAGCGTCCCGCCGCCCAGAGCGCGGCCTGCACGGTGCGGTTCTTTATCTCCGCCGCCCAGAGCTCCGCCGTCCTGATCCCCCAGGGGACCCGGGTGACGGACCGGGAGCGGACCACGGTGTGGGAGACGCAGGCAGACGCCTACGTCCCCATCGGAGACACAAGCCTGGACCTGACGGTCCGGTGCCAGGTGCCTGGGAGCGCCGGGAACGGCTTCGTGGCGGGTCAGATCGACACCCTGGTGGATCTGTACGACTACGCCTCCGGGTGCCGGAACCTGACGGAGAGCGGCGGAGGCAGCGACGAGGCCACCGACGACGAGTACTATGAGCTGCTCCGGGACAGCATAGACGCCTGGAGCACGGCGGGGGCCCGGGGGGCCTACCGCTACCACGCCAAACGGGCGTCCACGGACATCGGGGACGTGCTGCCGGTGCGGCCGGAAGCGGGGAAGGTGGAGATCTACGTCCTCATGAAGGACGGGACCCCGGCCAACACAGAGACCAAGGCCGCCGTGCTGGCCGCCTGCAGCGACGACATGGTGCGGCCCCTGACGGACTACGTCAGCGTGGAGGACCCGGACGAGGTAAGCTACAACATCACCCTGACCTACTACATCCTCCGGGATACGTCCCGCTCCGCCGCGGACATCCAGGCGGAGACCGCCCAGGCGGTGGAGGACTACGCGGCCTGGCAGTCGGCAAGGCTGGGACGGGACATCAACCCCTCGGAGCTGATCCGGCGGATCATGAGCGTGGAGGGGATCAAGCGGGTGGCCCTGACAGCCCCGGCCTTCCAGGCCCTGGCGGACGGCTCCGACGGCGTGACGCCGGAGCTGGCGGTGCTGGGGACGGTGACCGTGACGAACGGAGGGTATGAGGATGCCTGACTACGGACTGGACGCGGAGAGCCTGCTGCTGGCCCTGCCGCTGGTACTCAGCAGAGACGACTCCGCCCGGGCGCTGGCAGAGGCCGCGGCCCGGGCCCTGGCGGACCGGCGGGAGGAGCTGGACGCTGTCCGCATTTACCCGAACCTGGAGGAGATGCCGGAGGACCTGCTGGACATCCTGGCCTACGACTTCAAGGTGGACTGGTGGGACCCCGGGTATACCCCGGAGGAGAAGCTGGACACCCTGGTCAACAGCTGGAGGGTCCACCGCTATCTGGGGACCAAGCACGCCGTGGAGACCGCCATCTCCTCCATCTACGCGGAGACCACGGTGCAGGAGTGGTTCGAGTACGGCGGGGAGCCGTATCACTTCAAGATCCTGGTGGACGCCAGGTATGAGGACGCGGACCCGGTGAAGCACGCGCGGGTGCTGGAGCGGGTGAACGCCTACAAGAACCTCCGGTCCGTGCTGGACGAGGTGGAATACTACGACGCCGGCGGCACGGCCTCCGCCTACATGACGGCGGCCATCGCCGGGACAGAGATCACGGACAGCGCCACGGCGGTCCGATACTAAAGGAGGATTGATACCATGGCCTGGACAGGCGTAATCACCAACGCTGGCACAGCGCTGCTGGACCAGTGGGCCCTGGGCGGGACCCTGAAGATCACGGCGGCGGCCACAGGGACCGGGACCGTGGCGGTGGCCGCCCTGACAAGGCAGACGGCCCTGGTCAGCCAGAAGCAGACGGCCAGCATCGTCTCCAGCCAGAAGCTGGCCGCGGGGATCAAGGTCAAGCTCCAGATCACCGCGCCGAACACAGGGTACACCCTGAACCAGTACGGCATCTGGGCCAGGCTGGGCACCGGGGCCCAGACCCTGCTGGCCCTGTTCCAGAAGGAGGAGGGCGTGGTCATCCCCTCGGCGGCGGAGACACCGGACTTTGCCTATACCCTCTATGCCCTGCTGACCATTTCCAACGACGGGGAGCTGGAGGTGACTATCGACGCCAGCGCCCTGGTGACCCAGAGAACCATGGAGAGCTACGTGGAGGAGGTCACGGCGGAGTTTTCCGACCACCTGACCGACACGGCCAACCCCCACCAGGTCACCAAGACCCAGGTGGGACTGGGGAACGTGCCGAACGTGGCCACCAACAACCAGACGCCTACCTACACCGAAGCCTCCTCCCCCGCCAACCTGACCAGCGGGGAGAAGCTGTCCGCCGCCTTCGGGAAGATCGCCCGGGCGGTGCGGAGCCTGATCGCCCATCTGGCGGACACCACCGCCCACATCACGGCGGCGGAGCGGACGGCCTGGAACGGCAAGCAGGGAGCGCTGACCTTTGACTCGACGCCCACGGCGGGGAGCACGAACCCGGTGACCTCCGGGGGCGTGAAGACCTACGCGGACATGAAGTACCCCCTCACCGGGGGGACCCTGAACGGGAACGTGACGGTTCAGCGGGACGGGACGACGCCGCTGCTGACGCTGAACGCCCCGGAAAAGGCGGACGTGGGGCGAAGCAAGACGACCCTGGCCAAGAACGCAAGCGCCTCGGTGGACTACGGCACCCAGCTGGCCGACTATGTATGGGGGGACGGCACCACCGCCAACCAGCACACCGTCCTGCGGATCCTCTCCGCTACGGCCTCCCTGGCCGACCGGCTCGTGCTGATCGACTACGCCGCCGGGGGCAATTACGTCCAGTATCATCTTTACGGCGAGCACAACCCGCCGGGGATGGGGAGCGTCACGGGACTGACGGCGGCCCTGGCCGGCAAGGTGGACAAGGAGACTGGCAAGGGTCTCTCCACCAACGACTTCACCGCCGCCGAGAAGACCAAGCTGGCGGGGATCGCCGCCGGAGCCCAGGTCAACTCCATTACCGGGGTCAAGGGCAACGCCGAGACCAGCTACCGGACCGGAAACGTGACCCTGACCCCCGCGAACATCGGGGCCGCGCCGGCCAGCCACAACCATGACGCCGGAGATATCAACGTCGGGACCCTGAACGCCAACCGGCTGCCTACGGTGCCCGTCACCAAAGGCGGCACCGGGGCCACGGACGCCCTGGCGGCCATCACCGCCCTGGGGGGCCTGTCCGCCGCCTCCGTCGGCACGGAGATGGCCAGCGGGGATGACATCGACAGCTACACCACCCCGGGGACCTATGTGGCGGCAAACGGCACCATCGCTGCCTCCCTCCAGGGGACGCCGCCCTACACCACCGGGGGCTTCAAGCTGTACGTGGTCCGGGGGTATCAGACGGGCGTGACCATCCAGATCGCCCAGGGGGCCAGTGTGACAATCTACTGCCGGGTCAAGACCTCGGCCACAGCGACCTGGGGCGCCTGGCAGACCCTGGCGCTGGGCGGACACGCCCACGGGAGCATCCGCTCGGACGGCTCCATCGGGCAGGACACGGACCCGGAGGCCAGTGACCGGCTGGTGATCACGGACTCCAGCGACGGGAATCTCATCAAGCGGGGCAACATCCGTTTTGACGGGGCCACCACGGACAAGGCCCTGACGCCCAAGGGGACCTGGGAGCCCTTCCTCAAGAACCACCAGGACATCAGCGGGAAGGCCAATGTGAACCATGCCCACGGAGCCCTGAGCAGCGACGGCAAGGTGGGCTCGACGTCCGGGCTGGCCCTGGTGACGGGCACCGGAGGGGCCTTGGCCGCGGAGAGCCTGGAGACCGCCGCCCCGGAGGCGTCGGGCGTGGCGGAGGCCTTCATCGCCTCGGTGAGCCAGAGCTCCAAGGGGAAGCTCACCGCCACGAAGCGGTACGCCTCGGGGCTCATCCTCTGCACCACGGCGGGGGCCACGGCGGCGAAGACCGCGGTCTGCTACGGCTTCACGCCCCGGAACGGGGACCTGGTGCCGGTGGTGCTGGTCAACGGCAACACCGTCCAGGGGCCCATCACCCTGAACATCGGGGGAACGGGGGCCAGGAAGATCGCCATCAACAGCGTGGCCAGCTCCGCCAGCAACTATGAGCTGCCCGCCGGGGTGTATCTGGTCCGGGTGGCGGAGGGCTGGTATTACTTCCGCACCGACGGCATGATCCACACCGACGTCACCGGCACCGCCCTCAGCATCCGGGGGACCCTGGACATCAGCCACGGTGGCACTGGAGAGACCACGGCTCTGGCGGCACTGACGGCCCTGGGCGGGCTGTCGGCCCTGGACCAAGGGACGCTGCTGGCCACCAACAGCAGCCTGAACACGCTGGTGACGCCGGGGACCTACTACTCCCCTTCCGCCGACCGGTCCGCCACCATCACCGGAGCACCGTCTACGACGACCGGCTTCCGGCTGTTCGTGATGGTCGGCCACAACGCTCAGACGGTCATCCAGATGGCCAATGTGAACAACCATCTGTACATCCGCAGCACAGCAAACCAGGGTGGCACCTGGACAGATTGGGAGGAGTTCTCCAAGGTGGGGCACGTCCATGACGCTTCCGCCATCACGGCGGGGACCCTGGCGGCGGCAAGACTACCCTCCGCCACCAGCACCACCAGGGGCGCGGTGACCCTGGGGGCCTCCGGCGGGGCGGCGGCCTACAGCCACAACCACAACATCGCCAACGTGACGGGACTCCAGGACGCCCTGGACGGCAAGGCGGCGACCGGTCACACGCATAATTATCTGCCCCTCTCCGGCGGGACCCTGACCGGCAGCCTGACCCTGGATCCCACAGGAGCCAGTGCGCCGCAGTTTGTCCTGTTCACGGCGAACGGGACCGACGGCCCGGGCAAACTGCTGCTCTACAAAAACGCAAGCGCCTCGGTGGACTACGGCACCCAGCTGGCGGATTTTGTGTGGGGCGACGGCGGGAACACCAGCGCCAAAAATGTCCGGATCACCCTTCGGGCAGCGGCCCCCGCGCTGGACTCCATGCTGACCCTGAGCGTCAACCAGGGCACCGGGGGAGGCACCATCGCCTACAAGATCTACGGTGAGCACAACAAGCCCGGGATCGGAGATGTATCGGGGCTGTCGGCCAGGCTGAACGACATCGAGGCAAGGCTGACCGCGCTGGAGCACTGAGAAAGGAGGGCGCCATGAGGTATTATGCGACGAAGGATAACCTGGCGCGGGCGGTGCCGTATCTGCAGGACCACCTGCGGGACTTCCTGGATTTCGGGACTGCGGTCCATGAGCCCGGAGGGACCGAGGTTTACGGGTGGATCGAGACCGACAGGGCCGCGCCTGCGGCGGCGGCGGAGATCCTGGGCCTCGTCCCGGCGGAGAGGAGGGGTGCCTCATGATTCGAGGAACGACCCCGGCGCTGACCCTGACTATCCCCAACGGAAAGGGCCTGGACCTGACCCAGGCCGAGGCGGTGTATGTCACTCTGCGGAAGCGGGAGAAGACCGTCACCCTCACCGGCGAGGCGCTGACAGTGGAGCCCCTGGCCGTGACCTTCCGGCTAAGCCAGGAGGACAGCCTGGCCTTTGCCGCCGGCGCCGCGGAGGTCCAGCTCAACTGGATCTGCCGGGACGCGGCGGACGGGGCCCTGTACCGGGGCGCCACCGAAGTGCAGAGCATCCACATCGGGGAGCAGCTGCTGGAGGAGGTGATCTGATGGATCGGGTCTGGGGCCTGCGGGCGGAGGGAGACGAGACGATCCCCCTGGCCGTGTCCGGCGACACCCGGCTGGCCGCGGAGACCGACGCCGTCATCAACGTCATCGAGGGCAGATATCAGGACAAGACCGTCACCCCGTCAGAGACGACGCAGGTGATCCGGGCTGACCCGGGATACGGGGCGCTGAGCCGCGTCACCGTGGAAGCCATCCCGTCCAACTACGGAAAAATCACCTGGGACGGGTCCGTACTGACCGTATCATGAAAGGAGATACACCATGGCACAGAATGTTATCATCAACGGCGTGACCTACTCCGACGTCCCGGAGGTGGACATCCCCAAGGCCGGCGGCGGCAACGCCAAATTCTTCGACACCGAGGGGGCCACCATCGCCGCCGGGGACGTGCTGGCCGGCAAGACCGGCTTCGGCTCCGGCGGGGAGGTCCAGGGGAGCATGGCCAACAACGGGGCCGTGTCCGGGTCCATCTCCACCAAGGCCGGGACCGTCACCGTCCCGGCGGGGTACACCACCGGCGGAACCGTGGAGATCAGCTCCGCAGAGCAGGGCAAGATCATCGCCTCCAACATCAAGGCCGGCGTGACGCTGCTGGGGGTGGCCGGGAGCCTGACCCTGCCGGCGATCTCCCAGGACAGCACCACCAAGGTCCTGAGCATCTCGTGAGGGGGTGAGCCGGCATGGCGCAGAATATCACCCTGATGGGGGCCAGCTACTCCAGCGTGCCCGCGGTGCAGCTGCCCAGGACCGGCGGCGGGACGGCCAGGTTCGACGACACCACCGACGCCAACGCCGCGGCGGAGGACATCGCTAGCGGAAAGACCGCCTATGTCAACGGGGTCAAGATCACCGGGACCGGGAGCGGAGGCGGGGGCGGCGGGACGGAGGCGGAGGACGCGATCCTTATGGGGACGATCTCCGGGCGGTATGAGAACAGCAGGATAACGTCAATTAAGCATCCGGTGTTTTCCGGCTGTTTATCTCTTACGGCCGTGAATTTCCCTGCGGTGACAAGGGTTCCAAACTATTTGTTCAGTTTGTGCTCCAATCTGACAGAAGCGTCATTCTTCGCTCTTCAAACCATCACTGAGAATATGTTCAGAGGATGTGACGCTCTTACAACAATATCCTTCCCTGCGGCAATAACAATCGCGAACAACGCGTTTTTTGGCTGTGACGGACTCCAAGCTGTATCTTTTCCTAATGTAGAAATTATTAGAAGCAACGCGTTCAGTAACTGCGCCGGACTTCAAGCCGCATCCTTTCCTGCAGCGAATGCTATTTATTCCAACGCATTTTGTAACTGCGTAAAACTGGTGTCGCTGTATCTCTTGGGATCGTCTGTCTGCAGCTTGTCAAACAGCAATGTCTTTAACGGCACTCCCATCGGAGGCTATTCCGAAATCGCCGGCCAGTACGGCAGCATCTACGTTCCGGCGTCCCTGCTGGCCACCTATCAGTCCAGGATACGTTGGTCGGTTTTTTCCAGCCGGTTCGTGGGGGTGTGAGGCAATGAGACTGCAGATCCTGATCCCCCACTACCATGAGCCGGCGGAGGTGCTCCGGCCCCTGCTGGACTCTGTGGCCCTCCAGCAGGCCGTGGACCTGGGGGAGGTGGGCGTCATCGTCTGCCACGACGGGGCGGACATCCCGGACCTGACGCTGCCGGACTACCCCTTTGCGGTGGAGCAGATCCGCATCGGGCACGGGGGCGTGTCGGCGGCGAGAAATGCCTGCCTGGACCGCGCAACGGCGGACTACGTGATGTTCTGCGACTGCGACGACCTGTTCCACAACGCCTGCGGGCTGTGGTTCCTGTTCAAGGAGATGGAGGCGGGGTTTGACAGCCTGGTCTCCTGCTTCGTGGAGGAGACCAGAGCGCCGGAGGATATCCCGGCGGACCCCCGGACGGGGCAGCAGGCGATGAAGAAGGGCGAGGTGCTGTACATCAACCACGAGATGGACTCGACCTTCGTCCATGGGAAGGTCCACCGCAGACAATATCTGCTGGACCAGAAAATCCGCTGGAACGACAGACTGACCATCCACGAGGACAGCTATTTCAACATCCTCTGCCAGAGCCTGAGCGAGAACGTGAAGTACTGCCCGACGGCGTTCTATCTGTGGCGGTGGCGGGACGACTCCGTCTGCCGCCACGACCCGAAGTACATCCTCAAGACCTACCCGAACATGCTGGACAGCAACGACGCCCTGGTGGAGGAATTCCTGCGCCGGGGCCGGCGGGACAAGGCCGCGTTCTACTGCGGGCTGATGATCTTCGACGCCTACTACACCATGAACAAGCCGGAGTGGGTCAACCAGGAGAACAAGGCATACCGGGACCTGACGGAGGGGCGGTTCGCCGCCTACTACGCCAGGCACAGGGGCCTGTGGGAGAGCATCCCCGCCCCGGAGAAGATGATGATCAGCAACGGGGTGCGGACGCGGAGCGTCAGCGAGGGGATGCTGATGGAGGCCGTGACCATCGAGGCATGGCTGCAGAGGATGGAGGCGATGTCATGATCGTTCAGGAAAAATTCCGCCTGGAGGCGGACGGCTGGGAGCTGGTGCGGACGTACTCCAGCCGTGGCATGATGATCCGCCAGGATGAGACCGGGGAGCTCTACGGCGAGGCCGTGGACCCTGCCTTCGCCGGCAGGACCTACACGGAGACGGACATCCCCGCGGAGGACGAGGCGACGGCCGGGGAGATCCTGGACATCCTGCTGGGAGGTGACGGCGGATGATCACCCGTGAACAGGCCAGGCAGTACCGGCGGCAGATGGTCGCCGGGGCGGAGAGCCTGGCGGACGAGGAGGCCCTGGAGGTGCCGCTGCTCTACGAGCGGTGGCAGCCGGGGCGGGACTGCGCCGCGGGGACCCGGCTGTACCACGAGGGAAAGCTGTGGCGGGTGCTGATGGACCATACGTCCCAGGAGGACTGGGCGCCGGGGATCGCGCCGTCGCTGTTTGCGGAGGTGCTGATCCCGGATCCGGAGGTCATCCCCGTGTGGGTGCAGCCGGACTCCACCAACCCCTATATGCGGGGGGACCGGGTCCACTTCCCGACGGCGGAGGACCCGGTGTATGAGAGCCTGATCGACGGCAACGTCTGGAGCCCGGCGGCGTATCCGGCGGGGTGGCGTCAGGCGGAATGAGAGGAGGAAGCACCATGGAGGAGCACATCATCTGGTACCTGCTGGGGGAGCTGGGCATTCTGTCCGGGCTCGTCGCCCTGATGTTCCACCGCTTCGAGAAGCGCCTGGACAAGCGGGACAAGGAACGGGAGGAGAAGGAGAAAGCCAAGCTGGAGCACGACACTCTGACGCTGCGGCTGAACTTCGCCTCCCTCACCCTGGCGGAGGCCACGGCGGAGGCGGTGCAGAGGATCCCGGACGCCCACTGCAACGGGGAGATGCACGCCGCCCTGGAGAAAGCCAAGGAGGTCAAGGAGGAGTACCAGAAGTTTGAGACGGAGCACACCGTCAAGAGCCTGCATTGAGAGGGACGAGCCATGAGAGACAGCGTTGAGATCATCAACCACCACCCGGAGGCCCTGTCGGCGGAGTTCATCCGGCAGGAGGTGGAGGACGTGGAGAGCCGGACCGGCCGCATGGTGCGGAAGGTGGAGGTCTCCGACAACGGGGACGGCACCTGCACCCAGCGGTTCTGGTTCAGCAAGGTCCCCTTCAACCGGATCCGGCGGATCACGGGGTATCTGGTGGGCGACCTGAACCGCTTCAATAATGCCAAAGCCCAGGAGGTCCGAGACAGAGTAAAACACACGACGTGCTGTGAAAGCACAGAAGGGAGATAGGCCTTATGGAAATCACGGCTGGAACCATCGCCAGGACGATCATTCTGTTTCTGGCCCTCGTCAATCAGCTGCTGTCCGCCAGCGGCCACGCCGTCATTCCAATCGAGGACGTCACGGTGGAGACGCTGGTGTCCACGGCATTCACCATCATCACCGCCCTTGTGGCCTGGTGGAAGAACAATTCCTTCACCAGGGCCGCCCGTCTGGGCGACTTCCACATGAGAAAGGCCCGGCAGATGGCGCGGGAGAATAAGCGGCTGGACGTGAAGGACGATGACAACGATGACGACGCGGGGCTGCCGGCGTGGTAAGGAAGCAAAAACCGCTTTTGACTTACTTAAAACTCGCTTAACTCATGTAACGTAAGCGAGTTTTACGCAAGAGAAAGGGTGAGAACATGAACAAAAAGCCGGTGAGTTATCTGCAGATCGACGCCCGGTGGAAGTTCGCCGACTACTCCGCAAGGGGTGAGAAGACCACCATCGGCGCCTCCGGCTGCGGCCCCACCGCCATGGCTATGGTTCTGGCGGAATGGGCCGACCCCAAGGTCACGCCGCTGACGGAATGCCGGTGGGCCCTGGCCCACGGGTTCAAAGCCCCGAAGTCCGGGACCTATTACAGCTACTTCGTCCCGGCGGCACGGCGGTACGGCCTGGCCTGTACGCAGCTCAACGGCGCCTCGATCTACGGCAACGGTGGAAGCGGACTGCACGCCCAGGTTCTGGCTGCACTGGCCCAGGGGGACCTGATCATCGCCTGCATGGGCAAGGGCAACTGGACCTCCAGCGGGCACTATGTACTGCTGTGGGACGTGGACCCGGGGAAGGATATCGCCTATGTCAACGACCCCGCCTCCACCCTGGCAAGGCGGACGCGGGGGTCCTGGAAGCTGTTCAAAACGCAGGTCAAGTTTTACTGGCGCATTCGGAAGCCTGTATCCGCTGCGCCTGCCGTCGAAAAGGAGGTCACTATGTCTGCTGACGAAATCCGCAAGCTGATTGAGGAGACTGTGAAGGTCACGCTGAAGAACACCCTTCCCGGGGCCCTGGAGAAGCTCCTGGCCGACATGGGCAAAGAGCCTGAGCCCCAGTGGTCCGTGGATGAGGGACGCTGGGAGGACGCCAAGGAGCGGGGCCTCACCGACGGCACCCGGCCCTGCAGCCTGGCCAACCGGGCAGAGGTGATGGCCCTGATCAGCCGCGCCATGGAAGCGGTGGAGAAGGCAAACACCGAAGCCATGGAGAAGGCGTCCGAGGAGATGGAGGAGCGGCTGAGGGCGCTCCGGGAGGCCATGGAGGACGCGGGGATGGATTGAATCCTGCGCATTGTTGTTGATACTTGTTGAGAAAACCCCCGTCCGGGACGTTGGTGTTCCGGACGGGGGTTTTTGTGGTTTGTGGAAGGTCAGAGCGAAAAGAACTCCAGGTACTCGTCGGTCTCCGTGTCGTAGTCGAACACGCTGACCTCGTGGCCCATGAGGGCGATGGTGTTGGCCTTGGTCCTGGCCTCCTCCAGAGTCTCGAAGCGCTTGAAGGCCATCATCCCGTCTTCGTCCTTGAAAAGAATGGCGAAAGGTTTCATTTGATTTTCCCCCTTGATTTTGTTCCGCCTGTCTGGTATCATCGGGGGGAGCGGCGGCGGGTTTTCCGCTCCCCCCGGTTTGTGTGGTTACTTTCTGGGGCCGTTCAGAGCGTCTTGGATTCGAGCCAGGGCGCTCATTTCTTCTTCTTTGGTCTTGCTCTTCTCAATGATGATCTTGATCGCCTCGAGAAAAGCGTTGGCCTGTTTGTTCGTCATGCGCATGACCTCCGGTCGTTTTTTCATCTATGTCAACCGCCCTTGCCTGTTTTGTTCAGGAGGCCTTGCCCTCCTGACATTTTCGATTATAAACCATTCGGTTTAATTTGTCAACAGTTTATTTTAACTCTTTCGGATATTTTTGAAATTTTCTCGTTGACATTTCAAACCATATGGTTTATAGTTTTAGGCAGGAGGTGGTCTCATGACGGCAAAACAGATCGTGGAGATGGGCGTGGCCTACTGCGGGATCACGAACTCGGAGCTGGCCAGACGGCTGGAGTGGTCCCCTCAGCTGCTGAACAAACGGCTGAACACAGGAAAATTCACCGTGGAGGAATGGGAGAAGATCGCGGAGGCTCTGGGCGCCAGGGCGCGGATCGGCTTTGTTTTCCCTGACGGGAGAGAGATCTGAATGCAAAAGCCCCGGACGTCTGAAAGCGTCCGGGGCTGCTCTGTTCCGTTAGCATTTTAGTTAGCATTTTCGATGATTTTGAGTGTTTTTCGGGGGTATTTTCGTTTTCCGGCGAAACAAATTTGGTTCGGCGGAAAATGGCGCAAACCGTTGAGAAATAAGGGAAATCCCGCAGTCACAAGGACTGCGGGATCTTTGGCGCTGGTGGACCTGAAGGGACTTGAACCCTTGCTTGCGGTCTCTAAACCGATTGATTTACCGTGCTTTGCACGGTCTTGTTAGCATTTTGGTTAGCATTTTTATAAAAGCTGGCCATCTTGTTCTCGGATTTGAGCCGGTCCGCCCGGGCGATGTGGGTATAGATCTTGTGCATCGTGGTCGTGTCCGACCAGCCGCCCAGCTCCATCATCTCCTGTTCCGGGATCCCCAGGTGGTAGCCCAGGGACGCGAAGCTGTGCCGCATGCCGTGGATCCCGACCATGGGCAGGCCGTTCTGCTCGCACACCCGGTTGATCTGCTCATACAGGGAGTTGGGCGACCCGGCCACTGCCGGTTTCCCCTCCGCTTTCGCTTTCCGCAGAAGCTCCATAAGCTCCGGGATCATGATGGGAACCGTCCGGCGGCTGGTTACGTTTTTTGCAGACTCCTTCCTGACGAACTTGTTCTGCTCATCCGGAACCAAAGCCCCTTTGACAGTGATGGTCCCCTTCTTCAGATCCACCGCCTCCCAGTCAACGGCATAGATCTCCGACCGCCGCAGGCCGTGGAGAGCCAGCAGGGCCTGGACCGCGAAATGCTCCCCCTTCACTGCCTCCACAAAGACCGGGATCTGCTCCGGCTCCAGCCATTCCTTTTCCTTCCGGACCTGCTGGGGCAGCTTGACGGAGGGCACCGGCAGGTCGTAGTACCGCAGCACCGATGTCATCAGGCCCCACGCGTTTTTCAGCGTCTTGGGTCCGCAGAGCTTCGCCTCGGCACTGATGGCCCGCTGCCAGTCGATCTCGGAGAGCTTCCTGTCCATCTGCCCCCGGAACCGGGTGCGCCGGATCGTCGTATATCCCCGGACCGTGGAGGGCGACAGCACCCCCCGCCGGCTGTCGATGTACCGCCCAACGGCGGCGTCCAGGAGGACCGACCTGGCGTCTCCGGAGACGACCTTTTTCTCCGTCCGGAATCTGGCCTTCACCAGCTCCGCCTTTTTGCGGCACTCGGTCTTGGTCTCCGCCGTCACCGGCACGGAGGCTCCGCCCAGCCGCAGCTGGATGAACCAGGTCCCGCTCTTGAGTCTTCTGGGTTCCGGTACTTTCATAAAAACACCTGTCCTTTCCTGAAAAAAGTGTAGACTTCCCAGGGGGGCAGGTGCTATAATCAGTCTGTCTTCGGCTGATGGGGACCTGTCCCCTTCGGTATCTGCCGCTCCCGGTGCGCCAACACCGGGGGCGGCTTTTTTTGTTTTGCTTACTCGGAGAACTGGATGCTCCAGTCTCCCACTGAATCGATAGAGATCAGTTCAGTATCCGGCTTGACCATCACCTTCCCCGAATATGGATCGGAGGTGTTGACCATAAGATCGGAGCGGTCCCCTATATATCCCTTGACGTCAAAATGACGCCCTTCCGCGTTGCCTTCTATGTTCGCTGTCGCCGGGGAACCTTCCAGCAGGAACATATCATCCCCGACGCCTGTAACCGTTTCACCTGCCCGGACTGTTTTTAGCAATGAGACTGGTGTGATCTCGATGGTCCAATCCCCCACCGACTTGACCTCAAGCACGGCCGTTGCCTGCTTCTTGTCGTAGGTCTTGCCTTCATAGGGGTCCGATGTGTTCACGAACAGTTCCGTGCCCTGACCTTCCGTGTCAAAGCCCTTCACGTGGAAATGCCGTCCCTCTGCGTTCCCAACGACATGGAGATAATACTGGAACGGGATCGGGTCAAGGGTGAGCACATCGTCTCCAGAACCGGTGAGCACAATTGGATCCTGCGGGACCGCTTCCTCTGCGGGCTCCGGTTCAGGTTCTGCTTCGGGCTCCGCTTCTTCAGCGGGCTCGGATTCCTCTGCTGGTTCCTCCGCTTCCGTCTCCTGGACGGCTTCCGCCGTCTCCGCCTCGGTCTGAGGCTTCTCCGCCGGTTCCGCTCCGCCGCAGGCGGCCAGGAGGAAAGCCGCCAGCAGGGCCAGGACCAGGAGGATCAGTCGCTTCTTCATGATCATTCTTCCTTTCATTTGTATTGTAAACGCCGCAGGCGTTCACTTTCTTCCCTGTTCAGGACAATCACACCGGCGCGAACTCCACCTTGACCACAAGACCCAGGATGTGGACGGCGGTCTTCTTCGCGTCGAAGACCATGGGCTGGTGGACCGGATTCATGGACTGGGGCATCAGGGTGATGGTGTCCCCGTCCTGCCGGAAGCGCTTCAGGGTCGCCTCGTCGTCCCCCACCATGACCGCCGCGATCTGACCGTTCTCCACGGTCTCCTGCTGGCGGACGATCACAAGGTCCCCCTCGTTGATCCGGGCGGCGTTCATGGAGTCGCCCCGCACCCGGAGGGCGAAGTAGTCCGCGCCGCCGTTCAGATCCGTGTAGGTGTAGCCCTCTATGTTCTCCTCGGCATAGATCGGCGTCCCGCAGGCGATGCGCCCCAGGATGGGGATGCGGTGCAGGTTCGTCATGTCCACGGCTTCCGCGCCGGGAGGCAGCTCCGTCCGGGCCATGGGAACGTCCTCGCCCATGAGCCAGGCCTCGTTCACGTTCAGAGCCTTTGCGATCTTGTATATGTTCTTCTGCTTCGGTTCATAAGTCCCTTTCAGATAGGTGGAAATGGAGGACTTCCCGATGCCCGTCCGGGCAACGAGCTCGGCCTGGGTGACGCCGCTCCTGTCCATAGCCTGGCGCATACGTTCCGCGATGGTCGCCATATCAGTTCACCTCTTTTTATGTTGTAACCGTACTGTATCACATTTGTTCAGAAAATGCAACAAAAATCTGTCGAAATTAAAAAAGAGTTCAGAAAATCAAACTTTCCTATTGACAACCCCGCGGGCGCTGTGCTATGGTAAAGTTCAGAAACACGAACAAGGAGGTGAGACCATGAACGATCCCATTTTCGATTACAGCAAGCTTCGCGGAAAAATCAAGGAAGTTTTCGGCACGCAGGACCGTTTTGCGGATGCAATCGGCCTGGGAAGAGTGTCCGTAAGCCAGCGTTTGAACAATCAGCTGGAGTTTTCCCAGCAGGAAATGTTCAAAAGCGCGGAGGTTTTGGGCTTTTCCCGCGCCGAGATCCCGGCTTATTTTTTTACCCGTCAAGTTCAGTTTTCTGAACCATTAGAGGCTGAGCCCCAGGAAGCGGACGCCTGACCCACCCCGCACACCACCCCACCACAAGGAGGCGATCCCATGCCGAAGACGAAGCTCCAGCGCGAACCGCCCCATCAGGCGATGCGGATCCTGCTGGAGGGCTGGAGACAGACCAGCGGAAAGGAGCGCCCGGAGCTGGCAAAGACCATGGGCTGCTCCATGCAGACGGTCTCCCGGCGGTTCAAGAACCCCGGCGACCTGACCCTGGACGAGCTCACCGCCCTGGGCCGGTGCCTGCACATCCCCATCGAGGACCTGCGGGCGGCCATCCGATACTGACCGAAAGGACGTGACAGCTTGAAGCACGGCAAGAAGCTCACCCGGGCCCAGGCGGACCTGCTGCGGGACCGGGACATGGACCCGGCCCAGTACCTGCGGGTCAAGGACCTGCCCCGGCTGCTGCAGGTGGTCCACCGGGTCACCGGCAAGTACGAACTGATCCTGAAAGGAGACGACTGACATGAAGAACAACATCATCGAGCTGCCCGCCGGACGGATCCGGCGCAACACCCTCATCCAGCAGCGCAAGCGGAGCAAGGACCCCGACCTCTACGTGGACATGGTGGAGTCCGACCCCGGCCACATCGCCCGGCGTCAGGCCCGGCGGGAGGCCCATTACGCCGCCGTCGCACAGGAGCGGGAGGAGGCCGACAGCCTGACCCAGACCCTGGCCATGACCACCCTCTTCTCCCTGCTGGGCGGGACCCTGGCCACGGCCCTGGCCCTGGTGTTCTGAGGAGGCGGTTAGATGCCGCCTCCCACCCCGAAGCAGAGCCGCTACGAGGGGGCCCGCCGGCCCTGGAGCACCGCCTCGGAGCCAGCGAAGCGGGGACCGTACTTCTTCAAGGAGGATCCGGAGGAGATCCGGACCTGCCTGAGCTGTCCCCTCCCCGACTGCCGCCCCGTCTACTGCCCGATCCTCCGGAAGACCCGGGCCGAGACCAGGGAGCCCGGGGTCCCCCGGGACTTCCGGATCCGGCTGGACCTGGGAGACTCCACGGTGGCCCTGGCCAAACGCTACAGCGTCACCCGCCGGACCGTCAGCCTGTGGAAGCAGCGGGTCCGGGCGGAGGACGCGAAATAACCGAAAGGAAGGAACCCCATGAGCGAACACGTGGTCGTCATCAAGACCGACATGACCGTCTGCACCCGGGAGCTGGACCCCGGCGACATCCTGGGCAGCCTCCAGGCCCTGGTGGGCGGGTACATCCAGACCGTCCCCATGAAGCGCCTGCCGCCGCCCCACATGATGGTGGTGAACGAAGAAGGCCGCCTGAAGGGCCTGCCCGTCAACCTCATCGCCTCCTGGCTCTACGGCGTCGGGGAACGGATCTGCGGCACCGCCGTGGTCCTGACCACCGGGATCCGGGAGGGCGAGCCGGACATCGTCGGCCTGCCGAAGGACCTGGCAGACGAGGCCGCCGGCAGCATCCGGGAGCGGTTCCTGGACGTCCTCCGGAGCCTGTAACCATGCAAGAACCTTACGAACCTCACAGATTTTGAAAGGAGCCAACGAACATGGAAAAGACCATGAACATCCGCATCACCTTTATCGAGCCCATCCTGGGCACCTGGCCCGCAGACCCGGAGGTGGCCAGCAAGTACATCGCATCCAAGGCTCCCGACGCCGGCACCATCAAGGACGAGATCGCCGCCACCAGCGTGGAGGAGGTCACGGAGAAGTCCATGACCATCTTCCCCCGGGGAGAGGGCGGCCCCGTCCTCTACGACTACCAGGTGAAGGGGTTCTTCAAGGACGCCTGCTCCATGCTCTCCCGGGTGAAGGACACGAAGTCCAGCGGCGTCAAGGCCTACAAGAAGGTCATCGACGGCCTGATCTTCCCCGAGCCGAGAATGATCCCCCTGAAGCTGAACGGCGAGATCGGCAACTGCCAGCGGCCCCTGAGAGCCCAGACCGCCCAGGGCGAGCGGGTGAGCCTTGCCAACTCCGAGGAGCTGCCGGCGGGCACCACGGCGGAGTTCACCGTCCGCCTGCTGGACGGGAACCACGAGCCCCTGATCCTGGAGTGGCTGGAGTACGGCAAACTCCGGGGCCTGGGCCAGTGGCGGAACTCCGGCAAGGGCCGCTTCACCTTCGAGGTCCTGCCCGACTGAGCGAGGGCATGGCAGAGCGATGCGTTGAGCTGCAAAGGCAGAGCTCGTCAGTGCATCGAAAAGCAGCGGCATTGTTTAGCGCAGACGTGCCTTGCGGCGGCTTAGCTAAGCGGAGCGCGGCGAAGGCATGGCAATCCGATGATCAGCTGGGCAGAGGCGAAGCATAGCTCGGCAGTGCGTCGGAAAAGCGGAGCGCGGCGAAGGGCGGCAGAGGCATCGCATCGAGCCCCCTGGCCAGGCGACGGCAGAGCATGGCCTTGTGACCCATGGCGAAGCGACGGCAAAGCGGGGCAGTGCATGACCATGCAAAGGCATTGCCCGGCGTAGAGAAGCAGGGCAAGGCGGCGGCACAGCATAGCATTGACTGACATTGCGGAGGCATTGCATACTGCTGCAGATCATGGCAGCGGCATTGCATACCTCAGCGGCGCACTGCGGCGGCAAAGATTAGCAGCGGAACGCAAGAGCAAAGGAATGCAGAGCAGAGCAGCGGCACAGCTCAGCTGAGCAGGGGCGAAGCTCCGGGTTGCGTGACACCGCAGAGGCATTCCATGGCAGAGCACTGCGCCGCGAGGGCAAAGCCGGGCGTCGCTTGGCACCGCATTGCAGAGGCGGAGCACGGCCCTGCATAGCAAGGGCGACGCTATCCACAGCTTGCACCGCAACGGCAAAGCAGGGCGAGGCACAGCAGCGCGGCGGCGTGTCAAGGCTGGGCATGGCTACGATCCGCAGAGGCATGGCATAGCAGTGCTTGGCAAAGACAATGCAGAGCAAAGGCTAAGCAGCGAAATACAACGCAATGCGAAGGCACAGCAACGCAGGGCACAGCACAGCAGAGCAGAGAGACCAAACCGAAAGGAGTCATACCATGAACGAACGAAAAACCTACAACGCCCTCCTGCGGAAGCTGGAGGAGACCTGTGCCGCCGCCGGTCTGGGCGCCGCCCTCCGGGTGGACGGCTACCCCGTCGCCATGGAGGTCCGGCCGGCCCGGGACCAGTGGGAGCAGATGAGCCTCCTGTCGGAGGATGTGAAGGCCATGAGCGACGACGCCTTCCTCCGCTTCGAGATGCGGGACGGGGAGGTCAGCACCCGCACCGGCGGGACCTTCGTCATCAGCGACGCCGTCCTCTCGAAGCTGCGGAGCCTGTTCAAGAGCATCGAGCACGCCTGGCTGCAGGTTTTCTTCCGGGACGTCCTGGAGCAGGAGCTGATCCCCTGGGAGTGTATGCCGGACCCGGAGGCCGACGGGGAAGCGGACGGGGAGGAAGCGGATGAGGACCCGTGAAGCCCGGCTTCGTCTACCGCATCTGCTCCAAATGCGGGCGGGTGATCAACGTCTCCCGCCTAGAGAAGGGCGGCAGGAAGTACGTCTGCCCCGCCTGCGCCGGGGAGCCCTGGTTCATGACAAGGGATTGTCTCTGCAAGGGTCTCTGGTTCGAGAACGAACGGCGGGAGCAAAAAGAGTGGAAGGAACGTTATGAAAGATATCGTAACCACGGAGGAAGCCCGCAAGGGCTTCTATCCGACCCCACCGAAGGTGGCGGAGAAGCTGCTGGACGGGATTGACTGGAATTTCATCGGCAGTGTCCTGGAGCCGTCAGCGGGAAAGGGAAACCTGGTCCTGGCAGCGGTCGAGGCCTTCGCCTCCGAGGTTGGCTGGCGCCGGAGAGAAAGCAGGCTCAGCGTGGACTGCGTGGAGCTGGATCCCTGGCTTCGGTCCATCCTGACCTACGAGTGCTGCGGGGAACACCTCAACGAGATCCAGCGCCGGATGGAACAGATCGAAAAGCGCAAGACCTACAACCACTCCACTGGAAAACTGGAATACCCGTCAGAGACAGAAATGCAGGAGTACAAAACCCTGGAGCCGGAGCGGGATGCTCTGAAAGCTCTTTCCTGCCGGGTTGTCCACGACGATTTCCTCACTTTCGAAAGCCGGAAGCGGTACAGCCTGATCCTGATGAACCCGCCCTTTGCTGATGGGGACGCTCATCTTCTGAAAGCCATCGAGCTCCAGCAGAGGGACGGAGGCCTGATCCGCTGCCTGCTCAACGCAGAGACCCTTCTGAATCCCTACACCAACCGCCGGAAGGTCCTGGCGGACAAGCTGCGGGAGATGGGGGCAACGGTGGAGTACATAGACAGCGGCTTCTCCGACGCCGAGCGGTCCACGGACGTGACGGTGGCCCTCATCCGCATAGACATCCCGGAGGTAAAGCGAAAGAGCGTGATCTATGAGCGGATGCAGAAGGCGGCGGAGCTGGAGGACATCCCGGAAGCCAACGTGACCGATATGTCGGTGACAGACTTCATGGAGCAGATCGTCACCCGGTACAACGTGGAAGTTGACGCCGGCCTGGCCCTGATCCGGGAGTACAAGGCCATGCGGCCCTATCTTAAGACAGATTTTGACGAGGAGCGGACATTCGGTGCTACGCTGACCCTCTGCGCCGGAAACCCGAACGAAGCATCTCCGGGAAGCACGCCCCGCGTGAACGCCTTTCTCCGTCTGGTCCGGGCTAAATACTGGCGAGCTCTGTTCAGCAACAAAGAGTTCACCGGGAGGCTGACCTCCAATCTGCAGACAAAATACCGCAACATGGTGGAGGAGCTGCAGCACTATGACTTCACCCTGTTCAACATCCAACAGATTGCCGCCCAGATGGAGGAGGAAATGGGCCGGGGAATCCAGGAAACCATTGTGGCTCTGTTCGACAGGATGACAGCAGAGTATTCCTGGTATCCCGAGTGCGCTAAGAATATCCACTACTATAACGGCTGGAAGACCAACAAGGTCCACAAGATCAACAGCAAGGTCATTCTCCCCGTCAACGGGATGTTCTCCACCTACAGCTGGGAGAAGGATACCTTCAACATCCGGGAGGCGTACAACACAATCTCCGATATCGAGAAGGTTTTTGACTACCTGGACGGAGGAAAGACGGAACCGGTGAATCTTGAATGGGTCCTGAATCTGGCCCACGACGGCGGCCGGACTCGGAAAATCCCCTGCAAATACTTCTATGTGGACCTGTTCAAGAAGGGCACCATGCACATCAAGTTCCGGGATCAGGAGCTGGTGGACAAGTTCAACATCTACTGCTGCCGGAAGAAGAATTGGCTGCCGCCCAACTACGGCAAGGCACCCTATGCCGACATGAATCAGGAGGAACGGGCTGTGGTAGACGGCTTCCACGGTGACGGATCTGAGGGAACGGGAGAATCCGCCTATCAGGCGGTGATGCTCCGGGCCGATTACTACCTGGCAGAGCCGAAGAACGAAGTGCCGGCGCTGACGGCGGGGACATCAGGAGGCCACCCATGAACGTACCTATGATCGACGACCTGCTGGACCGGCTCTCCGGGGTCCTGCTGGAGAAGGATGTGCCGGACCTGGAGGACATCCGGGCGCGGTTCCTCATCATCCTGGACGACTACAGGGTGGAGCAGAAGGAAACGGCCCTGGCCGTCTGGACGGAGGGGAAGAACGAATGGTTCCTGAAGAAGTTCCTCCTGGCCAAAGCGGTGGCGGGGCTGTCGAAGAACACCCTCAACGACTACCGCAAGGAGATCAGCAAAGCCCTGGAGGCCATGGGCAAGGACGCTGACGCCGTTACTTCCGAAGACGTCCAGGTCTACCTGGCCCGGACTATGCAGAGGGCCTCCAAGCGGTACGCCGAGAACGCCCGGCTGGACCTGTCCAGCTTCTTCGGCTGGCTCCATCGGGAAGAGCTGATTTCCAAGAATCCCATGCACCGGGTGGAGAAGATTAAGGTCCAGAAGCAGAAGAAGCCGGCCTTCACGGAGATGGACGTGGAGCTGATCCGTGCCGCCTGCCGGACCAACCGGGAACGGGCCATCGTCGAGATGCTGCTTTCCACAGGCTGCCGTGTCTCCGAGCTGGTAAGCGTCCGGATCGACGACATCGACGGGGACAGCATCAACATTCTAGGCAAGGGGGACAAGTACCGAAACGTCTACCTCAACGCCAAGGCTTCCCTGGCTCTGCGGCTTTATCTGGAGGAGCGAAAGGACCCGAATCCTTACCTGTTTCCCCGGTGCGCCGCGACCCCGGCGGACAAGGACGGGCTGTGGAAGCTGGTGGCTTCCAAGCAAGCCGAATGGTACAAGGACCCCCGGCTGGTGGAAGAGACCGGCACGCCGGACAAGAGCGTAATCGAAACCATCGTGAGACAGCTGGGCAAACGGGCCGGCGTCGAGAACTGCCACCCCCACCGCTTCCGCCGGACCTGCGCCACCTTCGCCCTGCGGCGGGGGATGCCTATCGAGCAGGTCAGCAAAATGCTGGGCCACGCCAACATCGCCACCACCCAGGTCTACCTGGATCTGAGCGAGGAAGAGCTGGCCCAGGCTCACAAGAAATACGTCGTGTGACGGAAAGGAGCACCCCATGAAAAACACCCTGACAGATCTCAACAACTACCTCTTTGAGACCCTGGAGCGGCTGACGGACGATTCCCTGACCGCCGAGGAGATGGAGGCGGAGCTCCGCCGGGCGGACGCCGTTACCAGCGTGGCCGAGACGGTGATCCACAACGGGGAGCTGTCCCTGAAGGCCATGAAGCACGCGGAGGAGTACAACATCGGCGTGGATCGTTCCGCCCGGAAGCTGCCGCCCATGCTGGACGCCTCGGGAGGCGACTGATGCGGCCCTATCCCCCGGAGGTCCGGGACTTCATCCGGGACAACGTGGCGGGCCGGAGCACAGCGGAGCTGGCGGCGCTGACCAACGAGCGCTTCGGCACCGGCTTCACCGAGAGCTCCATGAAGGCCTACAAGTGCAACCACAAGCTCCGCAGCGGCCTGCCTCACGGGACGCCGAAGGGGACGCCCACGAAGACCTTCCCGGCGGAGGTCCGGGCCTACATCGAGGCCAACCACAGTGGCGTCGGCCCCACGGAGATGACCCGGCGGCTCAACGAGACCTTCGGCACCGCCTACGCCCCCCGGCAGATCAAGGCCTTCTACGCCAACAACGGCGTCAGCAGCGGCCTGACCGGCAGGTTCGAGCCCGGCCACGTGCCCATCAACAAGGGCCGGAAGGGTTGGTCCGCTCCCGGCACCGAGGCCACCCGGTTCAAGCCCGGCATCCTCCCACACACCACGAAGCCCATCGGCTGGGAGAGAGTGGACAAGGAGGGCTACACCTACGTGAAGGTCCGCATGCGGCCCAGCCGGCCGGACTGCAACGACAACTTCGCTGCCAAGCACCGCCTGATCTGGGAGGAGGCCCACGGCCCCGTCCCGCCGGGACACGTTGTGATCTTCAAGGACGGGGACAAGGGGAACTTCGACCTCGGCAACCTGGCCCTGGTCACCATGGCGGAGAACCAGATCCTCAACCGCCGGCGGCTGCGGTCCTCGGACCCGGCCCTGACGGAGGCGGGGATCAACACGGCCCGGGTGGAGGCGTGGGTGCACAGAAAGAAACGAAAGGAGGCGAAGCCATGAGCGCCTACAAGGCGGCCTTCCTGACCTTCGTCCGGGTCCTGGTGGACGAGACCACCGAGGCGGAGCCCCTGACCAAGGCCCAGATCCGGCAGCGGTGCGCGGAGATGGGCTATCCCGTGGCGGTCCACGCCTTCGACGCCCACCTCCGGGAGCTGCGCCAGGCCGGGATCATCATCAAGCGCCGCCGCACGGAGGACAGAAACGGCGTCGAATATTACTATTGGTACGCGGACGGATGGATCTGAGCCATCCGGAACACGAAAGGAGCAAAAAATGAGCAAGCCTATCTACAGCACCACCCTGCAGGTGGAGATCACCTGCGACGCCGCCCGGGACTTCTGCATGGACGACCCGGACAGCTTCGTGAACTTCATGCTGCTCTGCCACCAGGACGCGGTGGTGGACTACATCCGCCACTGCCCGGAGGAGCTGAGCCGCTTCGTCCGCTCCGGCGGCCTGAGCGAGGAGGATGACTGATGGTCAAGATCAACCAGCTGGAGCTGGAGAACGTCAAGCGCATCAAAGCCGTGGCCCTGGCCCCGTCGGAGACGGGCCTGACCATCATCGGCGGGCGCAACGGCCAGGGGAAGACCTCCGTCCTGGACGCCATCGCCTGGGCCCTGGGCGGCGAGAAGTACCGGCCCAGCCAGGCCCAGCGGATGGGCAGCGTCCTGCCGCCCCATCTTAAGCTCACCCTCTCCAACGGCCTGACCGTGGAGCGGGGCGGGAAGAACGGGGCGCTTAAAGTCCTGGACCCCAGCGGCCGGAAGGGCGGACAGCAGATCCTCAACGAGTTCGTGGAGCAGCTGGCCCTGGACCTGCCGAAGTTCCTCCAGGCGTCGGAGAAGGAGAAGGCGGAGATCCTCCTCCAGGTCATCGGCGTGGGGGACCGGCTGACGGAGCTGGACCGCCAGGCGTCGGAGATCTATAACCGCCGCCACGCCATTGGTCAGATCGCCGACCAGAAGACGAAGTTCGCAAGAGAAATGCCCGACTGGCCGGACGTCCCGGAAGAGCCGGTCTCCGCCGGGGACCTGATCCGCCAGCAGCAGGAGATTTTAGCCCGCAACGGCGAGAACCAGCGCAAGCGCAGCGAGGCCGCCCGGATCAGCGAGGAGTACAACCGGCAGTACGGAAAAGTGAAAGCCCTGGAGACCGAGCTGGCGGAGGCCATGGCAAAGCTGGACCGGCTGACCAAGGACCTGGACACCGCCCAGAAATCCGCCGCCGACCTGCAGGACGAATCCACGGCGGAGCTGGAGGAGAACATCCGCTCCATCGAAGAGATCAACGTGAAGGTCCGGGCAAACCTGGACAAGGCCAAGGCCGAGGAGGACGCCCAGGCCTGCCGGGATCAGTACGACGGCCTGACCCGGGAGCTGGAGAGCGTCCGGGCGCAGCGTCAGGACCTGCTGAGAGGCGCGGCCCTGCCCCTGGAGGGCCTGTCCGTGGACGACGGGCGGCTGACCTATCAGGGGAAGAACTGGGACAGCATGTCCGGCTCCGACCAGCTGAAGGCGGCCACGGCCATCGTCCGGGCGGTGAACCCCCGGTGCGGCTTCGTCCTGCTGGACAAGCTGGAGCAGATGGACCTGGACACCCTCCGGGACTTCGGCGCGTGGCTGGAGGGCGAGGGCCTGCAGGTCATCGCCACCCGCGTCTCCACGGGCGGCGAGTGCAGCGTCATTATCGAGGATGGAATGGTCACGGCGGCGGAGAAGCCGGAGTTCGTTCAGTCTCCCCCGCCATGGAATGGAGGTAAGGCATGAAGATATCAAGAGGTCTGCAGACGGGGCCCCAGAAGGTGGTCCTCTACGGCCCGGAGGGCATCGGCAAGAGCACCTTCGGAGCGCAGTTCCCCGCTCCCCTCTTCCTGGACGTGGAGCAGGGCACCCGCCACATCGACGTGGCAAGGTTCGACCCGCCCCCTGCCAGCTGGACCGCCCTGCTGGCGGCGGTGAAGGAGTTCCTGGCGGAGCGGCCAACCGAGTTCGGCACCCTGGTGCTGGACACCGCCGACTGGGCGGAACAGATGTGCATCAGGCACGTCTGCGACAGCAACCAGAAGAAGGGCGTGGAGGATTTCGGCTTCGGCAAGGGCTACGTCTACGTGGCGGAGGCCTTCGGGGAGCTGCTGAACCTCCTGGGGGACGTGGTGAACGCCGGCTATAACGTGGTCATCCTGGCCCATGCCAAGATGCGGAAGTTCGAGCAGCCCGACGAGGCCGGGGCCTACGACCGCTGGGAGCTGAAGCTCTCCAAGCAGGTGGCCCCCATGGTGAAGGAGTGGGCCGACATGGTCCTCTTCGCCAACTACAAGACCATGGTCATCACCACCGGCAAGGGGGACAACCTCAAGGCCAAGGCCCAGGGCCAGGGGCGGCGGGTGCTCTACACCACCCACCACTCCTGCTGGGACGCCAAGAACCGCCACGGCCTGCCCGACGAGCTCCCCCTGGACTACGGCCAGATCGCCCACTGCATCCCCGGCCCGGCCAGCCTGCCGAATCCTTCGGGCAGTTCCCCCGCTCCGGTCAGTTCTTCGGAAATCCCGAACAACTCCCCCGCGCCGAAGCCGGTCACAGAACCCCAGGCGCCGGATCCGCTGCAGCCCCCCTGGTCCCCGGACCTGCCGGTGGCCCTGCGGCAGCTGATGGAGCACAGTCACGTCACCGAGGAGGAGGTCCGGGCCGTGATCCAGGGCACGGGCCACTTCTCCGGGGACACCCCGTGGACCGTCCTCCAGGAGCAGGGCTATGTGGACGGCTACATCATCCCCCAGTGGGACTACTTCGTGACCACCATCGAGTCGGACCCTGACCGGCTCCCGTTTTAAGGAGGAAGCATCATGAACAACTACAACCCCGCCGGCGCGGCCCTGGACTGGGATGATGAGATCCAGTACACCGAGTCCAGCTTCATCCTCCTCCCCGAGGGGGAGTACCCCTTCACCGTCACCGGCTTCGACCGGCAGAACTACGACGGCAGCGAGAAGATCCCGCCCTGCCGGATGGCCGTCCTCCACCTGGCGGTGGACGGCGGCGACCAGGGCGTGGCCAACGTGGACGAGCGCATTTACCTCCACACCTCCGTCATGTGGAAGCTGTCGGAGTTCTTCGTGTCCATCGGCCAGCTGCAGAAGGACGGCAGCGTCCGCATGAACTGGCCCGCCGTCCCCGGCTCCACTGGCCGGCTGAAGCTGTCGGTGAACAAGTACGTCAGCAACCGGGACGGCAAGGAGCGGACCAACAACCGGGTGGAGCACTTCCTGCCCCCGGAGGCCGGGCAGACCGCCCCCGCCTATCAGCAGATGGCTCCCGGCCAGCAGGCCGCCAATCAGCAGCCCGGCACCTATCAGCCGCCCGCCTATCAGAAGCCGGTCCCCGTCCAGCAGACGCCCGCTCAGCAGCCGGCTCCCACCTATCAGCAGTATCAGCAGACGGTGCCCGCTCCCAGCTGGCCCCAGGCCCAGAGCCAGCAGACGGCTCCCGTCCAGCAGCAGGCCATGGACGGCTTCCAGCGGCAGGGCCGGGTGGGCGACTACCAGGCGGAGAAGTTCTGATGGAACTCAGACCCTACCAGGAGGAGGCCCGGCAGGCCGTCCAGGCCGAGTGGGACCAGGGGCGTGAGAAGACGCTCCTGGTCCTGCCCACCGGCTGCGGGAAGACCATCGTCTTCTGCAAGATCGCCGAGGACCGGATCCGCCGGGGGGAGCGGGGCCTGATCCTGGCCCACCGGGGGGAGCTGCTGGACCAGGCCGCGGACAAGCTCTTCCAGGCCACGGGCCTGCGATGCGCCGTGGAAAAAGCAGAGCAGTCCAGCCTGGGGGCCTGGGAGCGGGTGACCGTGGGCTCCGTCCAGAGCCTCCAGCGGGAAAAGCGGCTGGAGCGGTTCGACCCGGACTACTACCAGTTCATCATCGTGGACGAGGCCCACCACGCCCTCTCCGATGGCTACCGCCGGGTGCTGGAGCACTTCCCCGCCGCCCACGTGCTGGGGGTCACCGCCACCCCGGACCGGGGGGACAAGCGGGACCTGGGGCAGTACTTCGACAGCCTGGCCTACGAGTACACCCTGCCCAGGGCCATCCGGGAGGGCTACCTCTCCCCCATCAAGGCCCAGACCGTCCCCCTGGAGCTGGACCTCTCCGCCGTGGGCGTCCAGTCCGGGGACTTCAAGGCCGGGGACCTAGGCACCGCCCTGGACCCGTATCTCGAGCAGATCGCGGCGGAGATGGCAAAGGCCTGCGCCGATCGCCGGACCGTGGTCTTCCTGCCCCTGGTGCGGACCAGTCAGAAGTTCCGGGACATCCTCAATGCCCACGGCTTCCGGGCGGCGGAGGTCAACGGCGAGAGCGGCGACCGGCAGGAGATCCTCCGGGCCTTCGACGCCGGGGAGTACAACGTCCTGTGCAACTCCATGCTCCTCACCGAGGGCTGGGACTGTCCCTCTGTTGACTGCGTGGTGGTGCTGCGGCCCACCAAGGTCCGCTCCCTCTACTGCCAGATGGTGGGCCGGGGCACCCGGCTCTCCCCCGGCAAGGACCACCTGCTCCTGCTGGACTTCCTCTGGCACACGGAGCGCCACGAGCTGTGCCGCCCCGCTCATCTCATCTGTGAGAGCCCGGAGGTGGCCGCTCAGGCGGCGAAAAACCTGGAGGAGGCCCAGGAGCCCACGGACCTGGAGGAGGCCGTACAGCGGGCCGCAGAGGACGTGGTGGCCCAGCGGGAGGAGGCCCTGGCCAAGCAGCTGGCGGAGATGCGGAAGCGCAAGCGCCGGCTGGTGGACCCCCTGCAGTTCGAGATGAGCATCCAGGCGGAGGACCTGGTGAACTACCGCCCCGCCTTCGGCGCGGAGCTGGGCCCCGCCACGGAGAAGCAGAAGGCCGCCCTGGAGAAGATGGGCATCCTCCCCGACGCCATCGACAACTTCGGCAAGGCCTCCCTCATGCTGGACCGGCTGAGCAAGCGCCGGGCGGAGGGCCTGACCACGCCGAAGCAGATCCGCTTCCTGGAGAACAAGGGCTTCCTCCACGTGGGCACCTGGAGCATGGAGGCCGCCAGCAAAATGATCACCCGGATCCAGAAGAACAACTGGCGGGTGCCCTACGGCGTCCATCCGGCAACCTACCAGCCGGGCCAGGCGGACAGAACACCGGAAGACCGGGACCAGATCGCTCTGGGCCTGTGAGTGAAAAGAGGACAACGCCATGGAACACGAATTTGACCTGCGTCCCCTGCTGGACTTCATCGACCCCGCCGCCCTGGGCTATCAGGACTGGGTCAACGTCGGCATGGCCCTGCGGCACGAGGGCTACGACGTGGAGGACTGGGACAGCTGGTCCCGCCGGGACCCGGGGCGCTACCACTACGGCGAGTGCCAGCGGAAGTGGGACGGCTTCCGGGGCAGCGCCTCTCCGGTGACGGGGGCCACCATCACGCAGCTGGCCAAGGAGGGCGGCTGGACCCCGGCCGGCCGGTCAGACCGCCGGGAGGGCCACGGCCTGGACTGGGACGACGAGATCACCTACACCGGGGACCTGAAGATCGTGGACCGGAACTGGATGGAGCGGCGGGACCTCCCCGCCCCCGCCCCGGACTGGAACGGCACCGCCGACCTGGTGAAGTATCTGGAGATCCTCTTCGACTCCACGGACATCGTGGGCTACGTGACCGAGTCCTGGGAGCGGGACGGGAAGTTCTTTCCCTCCAAGGGCCACTGGAACTACACCGCCGGGGAGCTCATCGACCAGCTGGGCCGCCACCCCGACGACCTGGGGGCGGTGCTGGGGGACTACAACCCCGCCGTGGGGGCGTGGATCCGCTTCAACCCCCTGGACGGACACGGCTGCATGAACGAGAACGTCCGGGGCTACCGCTTCGCCCTGGTGGAGTCCGACGCCATGGAGCTGGAGGACCAGTACGCTGTCATCCGGGAGCTGGAGCTCCCCGTGGCCTGCCTGGTCCACTCCGGCAAGAAGTCCCTCCACGCCATCGTCCGGGTGGACGCCGACACCTACGAGGAGTACCGGAAGCGGGTGGACTACCTCTACGACGTCTGCCAGAAGAACGGCCTGGCGGTGGACAAGCAGAACCGGAACCCCTCAAGGCTCTCCCGGATGCCCGGGGTCCTGCGGAACGGACGGCCTCAGTACCTCATCGCCACGAACCTGGGCAAGAGCTCCTGGTCTGAGTGGAAGGAGTGGATCGAGAGCGTCAGCGACGATCTGCCCGACGAGGAGGACGAGGTCATCGGCCAGCGGGGGCGGCTGGCTCCGGAGCTTATCAGCGGCGTCCTGCGGCAGGGGCACAAGCTCCTGCTGGCGGGGCCGGCCAAGGCGGGGAAGTCCTTCGCCCTCATCGAGCTGGCCATCTGCATCTCCGAGGGGATCCCCTGGCTGGGCTTCCCCTGCGCCAAGGGACGGGTCATGTACGTGAACCTGGAGCTGGACAGCGAGAGCTGCAAGGACCGCTTCGCCATGGTCCGGGCCGCCATGAACGCCCCCGCCACCACCCCGGTGAAGATCTGGAACCTCCGGGGCCGGTCCGTGCCCATGGACAAGCTGGCTCCGAAGCTGATCCGCCGGGCGTCCAGGGAGAAGTACGCCGCCATCATCATCGACCCCATCTACAAGGTCATCACCGGCGACGAGAACTCCGCCGACCAGATGGCCGCCTTCTGCAACCAGTTCGACAAGGTGGCGACGGAGCTGGGCTGCGCCGTGATCTACTGCCATCACCACTCCAAGGGCAGCCAGGGCCAGAAGCGGAGCGTGGACCGGGCCTCCGGCTCCGGGGTCTTCGCCCGGGACCCCGACGCCCTGCTGGACCTCATCGAGCTGCCCCTCACCGAGGAGCTGCGGAAGCAGCGGGAGAGCGAGGCCGTCTGCGCCCTCTGCCGGCAGGCCCTGGAGGACCGGCGGCTCATCGACCGCATCCGCCCCGAGGACCTGACCAGCGAGACCGCCCTTCTCTCCGCCTGCGAGCAGCTGCTGGGGGACGATTTCATCCCCGGCTTCCTCCGGGTCCAGGAGATCCGGAAGCAGGCGCAGAGCCTCACCGCCTGGCGGATCGAGGGCACCCTCCGGGAGTTCCCGAAGTTCCCGCCGGTGAACGTCTGGTTCAAGTACCCCATCCACCGGGCCGACGGGGACGAGGTCCTGAAGGACATCGACCCGGAGATGCAGCCGCCCACCTGGAAGAAGAATTTCCACAAGAAGCGCTCCAGCGAGGAGCGGAAACGGGACCGGAAGAAGGAGCTGGAGACCGCCTACGAAGCCCTCACCATGGACGGCGAGGTCACCCTCCCCGCCCTGGCCCAGGCCCTGGGTCAGACGGAGAAGAACGTCCGCAACCGGCTCAAAGAGCACGGCGGATTCTGGATCGACGAGGGCCTTGTGGGCCGGAAGGACTGAGGGAAAAAGTCGGAGGGAAGTATTTCCCTTCCCTGATTTCCCCAAGGAAGAAAAAGTCGGAAAACACCGAGAATTTCCCGAGGGAAGAAAAACTCGGATTTCTCCGAGAATTTCCGCAGGGAAGAAAAAGTCGGGAATTTCCGAGTTTTTCCCGAGGGAAGAAAAAGTTACCCCCCTACGGGGGGTAAAAACGGAGTTTCCCTGACGGTCAACGGGGGAAAGGAAGGCGGGCGTAAGCTGCCGCCCGCCGTCCTCCCTTCCCCTGTCCGTTGACAAATGTTTTTGAAAGGAGTGAAGCCCATGGCTCTGGAATTTTTCCTCCCCATGATCCCGCCCACGGTGACCCATCAGGAGAAGAAGGTGGCGGTGAAAAAGGGCAAGCCCAGGCTCTACGAGGACCAGCGGCTCTCCGACGCCCGGCAGAAGCTCCGGGCCCACCTGGGGCAGCACCGGCCCAAGAAGCCCCTGGAGGGCGGCGTCGCCATGGTGACGGTCTGGAGCTTCCCCGCCGGGAAGCATAAGCCCGGCTCCTACCGGACCACGAAGCCGGACACCGACAACCTCCAGAAGCTCCTGAAGGACTGCATGACCGCCGAGGGCTTCTGGAGGGACGACGCCCAGGTCTGCGACGAGCGGATCATCAAGCGGTGGGGGGAGGTCCCGGGGATCTGGATCTGGGCGGACACGATATGAAGCCGGACCAGATCGAGGACGCCGCCTTCCGGGACGAGCCCATGCCGAAGGGTCTCAACGCCGCCGAGCAGCTGCTGTTCCTGCAGCTTCGCTACCTATACCGCTACGCCCGGCTCATCCGGATGCCCAGGGACCGGGGGCGGCGGGAGAAGGCGAAGCTGCTCCAGGAGTTCCAGAAGCGGGCCGCCCAGGTGCGGCACATGGAGAAGTCGGACGCCATGTGGCGGGAGATCGAGGCCGCCGGGAACCGGTACGGCACCGAGCCGACCATCGAGAACGCCGACGCCTTCTTCCAGGCGGTCTACGGTGTGAAGCGGAAGGAGGAACCGAAATGAAAGTATTTACCTGGGGCATGAAGCTCCTGACCCTCATCACCGTGAGCCTGCTCCTCCAGGGCTGGCACGGCGTGGGCGCCGTGGGCGTCATCTGGGTGGGCCTGGTGGCGGTGGTGTGGGACGTCTGCACCTATATCGAGACGAAGGAGGAAGGACGATGAAAGAGATCGAAGTCATGAAGGCCCTGGACCTGTGCCGGAAAGAGGAATGCGGGGAATGCCCTTATACGGACAACCCCAAGTGCATCACGAAGCTGCTCTACGACGCCAGGACCTGCATCGCCAACCTGCAGCTGAGCGCCGGCAGCGCTGTGCTTCAGAGCGTGAAGCCCCTGCGGTACTGGGCGGAACAGATCCACGCCAACGCCGTCGAACACGGCTGGTGGGACGAGCCCCGCTCCTTTGGGGAGGTCGTTGCCCTCTGTCACAGCGAGCTGTCCGAGGCTCTGGAGGAGTACCGGGCCGGGAAGCCCATGGAATACGCGTCCGCGTCCCCGGACGACCCGGATGAGAAGCCCGAAGGAATCGCCGTGGAGATGGTCGACTGCCTCATCCGCATCCTGGACTGGTGCGGCATGGAGGGCATCGACGTGGACGAGGTCCTGGCCCGGAAGCACGCCTACAACAAGACCCGCCCCTGGCGGCACGGAGGGAAGAAGCTGTGAAGGACCTGAAGGAGACCGTCGCCGCGGCCAACGCCGAGGGCCTGAGCTACGGCGAGTACACGACCCAGAACAGCCCGCCGGTGGAGGTCAACGTCCCGCCGGGCCTCAAGACCCAGCGAGAGAAGGACGCTGAACATCCGCCCGCTCCCCCGGAGCCGGAGCCGGTCCCGGTCCGGGAGCCGGAGGGCTTTGAAAGGACCTGCCCTCACTGCGGCAAGGTCTTCCGGGTGCAGACGGAGAAGAGCCGGAAGAAGTACTGCTCCCCGGACTGCCTCAAGGACGCCCAGTATCAGCGGTTCAAGGAACGGCAGGCGGCGAAGGCGGCGGAGCCGTCCAAAGAGCCGGAGCCCGTCAGGGCGGAGCCGGAAAAGCGGCCCCGCATCACCTTCGGGGACATCCTGGACCTGCTGGGGAGGGACCCGGAGACGGAGATCATCCTTTGGGAGGGTCAGAGCAGCCTGACGGCCCGGGCCGACAGCAGCCTGTGGCGGAGACTGGAGGACGAGAAGGTGGTGAACATCGGAGCAAACCCGGAGTTCCGGGCCATCGACGTCTTCCTGGAGGAAACGCCATGAAGCGGGGCATCGAGGTCCGGCCCGACTACGACCCCGCCGGCCAGTGGATCCTGAAGATCAGGAAGGCCCGGGGCCGGCTGACCCTGGAGGAGATCCGGCAGGCTGCCACGGAGTACGACCAGGACTTCTACATGCTGGTCATCCGGGCCATGGACGATGACATCAGCCAGTATTACACCGTGGACGACCTGGAGGGGGATTTCGTGACCCTCTACCGGGCGGACGATTTCTTTAAGTGGAGGGAGAGAAATGGTTGAATTGAAGCCCTGCCCGTTTTGCGGAGGGAGCGTAAGATTCTTTGATGCCGGGATTCCGGGAGAGTTTGAGGACTGGGGGATAGAATGCTCGAACTGCGGCATTTTCTTCTCCGGCCCGGGAGACGAGCCCGGGTGCGTGTCCACAAAGAGAGAGGCCGCAGACGCATGGAACAGGAGGGCAGGAGAAGATGGCTGAAATTCCAACGGTCTATCCTGACGAGGTTTACTGCTGTGAACGCACGGACGCCTGTCCCAGAACATGCGCCGCCGGAGAGCGTGCCAGGGAGATCGGCGACATTCCAAACTGGCTTTATCCGCCTCTCAAATGGAGATATCTCAAAGGAGCGGGATGCTGTCCGGCTCAAAGCCCAGCTGAGAACGAGCGGCGATGGCGGAGGGTGCATCCGGACGCGGTAAAGTATTACCGGCAGTATTACGAGGAGAACAGGAGGGCGCAATGTACTACACCGATTTCACCGTCGAAATGACTTCTACCGAGATGCTGGACAAGGCTCTGCAGAACAGCACGCCAAAGAAATACGCCCGTCTCCTGCTGGAGGGCGCGGAGATCATCAAGCAGCTGCGCCGGGAGCGGGACGAGGCAAGATCGAAGGAGCCGATGTGGATCCCGGCGAAGGAAAACCCGCCTGACATGGAAAACAGCGATTGGGTCATCGGTGTGGCAAATGGGAAGCGCCATGTCAACGCGATTACGATGGTTTATTATGACAGGGATGAGGCCATGTGGCATTTGGACGAATTGCCGGAAGAAGTTGTTTCCGTTTCTCACTGGATGCCGCTGCCGGAGCTGCCGGAGGTGAACGATGACGACTGACCCGAAGCCCTGCTCCTTCTGCGAAGCCCTTCGGATGCAGAAGACCATCTGTCGCCTGCAAAACAGCCGTCCTGAAAATGATAATGAACCGATGCTGGAGGAATACTCCGTCGCCCTTGTCATCAGGAGCTGGCTCAAGGGCCGCCCGAAGCGGACCGCCGGCAGGACGACCGATTACCGCTACAGAGGCTGCGGCTACAGGCTGAACTACTGCCCGACGTGCGGAAAGAAGATCTGAGAAACCAACGAAGACACAGGAGGGATGCCCCATGACACTGGCGGAACTGAACCGGCACTTCGAGCTGCGGGAGCGGCTGGACCAGGCCCGGGAGATCGTGATCTCCCTGCGGCAGAAGGCCCTGCCCGCCGCCGCGGCTCTGACGGGGATGCCCCACGCCCCCGGCGTGTCGGACAAGGTCGGCGATCTGGCGGCGGAAATCGCGGACGCCGAAGCGGTCATCGACTACCTGGAGGCGGAGATCGCCGCCGGTGAGGGCGCTGTCCTGGCCTACATCCAGAGCATCCCGGACATGCAGACCCGCCTGGTGTTCCGGCTGCGGTTCATCCGCGGCCTGACCTGGGCGGAGGTAGCCGGGACCATCGGGGGCGGCAATACCGAGACCGGGGTCAAGGCCGTGTGCTACCGATATCTGCAGGCAGAGGAAAACCTGTAGCGCCATGTCACGCCATGTCACGCCGTGTCACTTGATGTTACGCCCCATGTGTGGTATGTTGTATCCTGCAATCATGACGGAAAGGCCGGGGAGAATATCCCTGGTCTTTCTGCATCCTGGTCTGTTGTGTCGAGTGAAAGCTGAGAAGCTGGAAGCCGGACGGCTGGACGCGCCGGCCGTCACTGCTCCTCTCACATCGAGCGAGTGTACGAAGCTGTACGAATGAACAGCGGCGCGCCACGCGCGCGAAGCTCCAAGCAGAAGCGCGAACGCATCGGGCATCGAAGCGATCGGCGTCTCCCCCACCCCCGGTGGCATGCGGAGACATGATGGTCATGCACACCTGCGCCCTCGCAGCGACCTGCTCCACCCCCGCGTCACACCCCCACCGCAAAGCCGAAGAAGAAAAAGGTACTGCGAGCGGCCGGGCGCCGCGGTGCGGGACCCCGACG